TAGAGAAAAAAATATGCAGTACATCGGTTTTTACCCCTTTATCGGTCATGAATGGGTAGAATAATCTCTTCAATCCTTGACGAGCTAAGAACGAAGTGGCTAGTTGTCAACTTGCTGGATTGAGATTATTCGTTCTACGCATAATTCCAACAGTTCTAGCAGCCTTTCCATCTTTAGTCAAATATTTTGTAATGTAAGTTCCAATCTTACGTACACCAGAATAATTAATTTCATTATCGAACGTTTTTATTCTAACAATCTCAACGTCGATCGAGCCAAGTCCAATGGGACGTAAACACTGAGTGAATTCTTTGAATTTAGTAGGATGAATATATCTGCAGATACTAACCATGTGAATATGAGGGTGGTGTTTCCATTGCATAAAACCCTCTGGATATCTATCTAAGTTCGCTAATCTCGAAGTACATTCGATTACGTATATTGAACCAAGAACTCCATGTTCTTTCAGAATCTTATTCATCTTTGTACGCTTCGCATTCAGCACTTCAATCAAATCCTCTCTATTGTGATAATGTTCTGATGTACTAACAGGTAATGCAAACGTGAGTAACTTTGGTTTGCTATATGTCGCAGGTAACTGGTTGGTTATCTCAACCAATTTGAGTATTCTTTTACGCATTCTCAAACGACGTCTATACTTGGCTGCACAACCTTTGCATCGATCGGGCAGGTTCAAAGCCCGTTTACCTAGTTCACCAGTCCTAGGTGAAATACGGTGGGTAGTAACGTAGTCTATGGGTGGCCACACCCATTCCAGACCATCATCTGTAAGGACCATTTCCTTATCTGGAACCCAATGACAATTTTCACAGGTGTGAGTCCACACATTCCCTTCTGTATTTATTAAAGGTGACACAAAATTTCACCTATGCATTCGGCGAATAATTTCGTCATGACCACATGTCATGCATCTATCAACTATAGATAGTCCGAATAAAGTCGCATGCGGCGTACCTCGTGAACAACGACAACAGAATCCCTCCCAGCTGGAATAAGGGATTATTATATCTGAATATGAATATTTCATTGTGTCACCTCACAGTAATGTGCCCACACGCTAGTGGGGGCACTCCATAGGCATGCAATACAATACACATGCTCTTGGTTTTTGGTTACAAATAAATCTCCATTACACTTAGCGCAACTATCCCTCATGGGATGTCGCATAATCAATGTTATTAAGAAACCATTAGTATTATCTTTACACTCGGTGTAAAAAGTAAACTATAATAGCGGCCTATCATGACAGGTCCTTATGACCAAACTAAAATTTACACTACCAGTAGTGAACGGCAACAATTATTTTGTCGTTAATCTTCCAGCAGCCCTGACTATTCAAGAAAGAAAATTGCATCGTGCATGTCTTGAATACAAGATTAACGGCGGATATATATTTGATTCTAATAATGAGGCTAGATTAAAACTTGGAGCGATACCAGATTCATGGCCGGTTAGGTCCGCTATCAAAAGAGCAAGAAACCACTGGTTAACTATGCATAAAGAAATATTCTCAAACAATCCACAATTAAAACCAAAATGGCATGATTTCAAACCTGCAATGATTAGAGAACAACTTGGTGAAGGTGATGAAGGTAAAATTGGTGGTAAACCTGTTCATGATATCATGATCCCGCAAGACTTGTTTGATGACAATGTTCCTAGTAATTGGGCTCAAGGTCATACTTGGAGTAAATATACAACTGAAAATCACAACCACCCTATTGTTACTAATGACGCTGATTTCCCTCAAAATCCATTAGATAGAGAAGAATTTACTTGTCACATTCTTGGGAACCACCTTCAGAGTTCTGCAGTTATACCCGGAGCAAGTTTGGTAACTACAACTTCGATTGGTGCATTAGAATCATGGATTAATTCAAGACCTGACTTGAGTCCAGTAAGCACAATATCTGCTACTGAAAAAGATGAAATGATGTCTGACCCACTAACTATGTTATTCAATGATGGCGGTGCTGATGATGAAATTCTCGAAAATTTCACTAATGCTGTAGATGGAAACGGTGTTCAAGAAGGTGATTCTTTCCCTATGTATCACTTACAAAGACCTGTAAATACTCCTATGGAAGTAGCAGCAGCATGCGTTTCTACAGCAGCTCCAGTAGCATACTTTACTGGATTTAATGCATTATGTGGTCAAGTCTTACTGAAACTTCATGTTCAGAACACAGGCATAGATATTGATTATGTTGATATCGTATTTGATGTAGATCCACGGGGGATGTCAATATGAATGCTGAAACAGTTGTCGAAGTTAGCAAATGGACTTCGATTATATCTCACATTAAAAATAATAGAATCGAGTATTTGGTACTTGTACTCATGGCGCACACTCTCGGACTCACAAACAGAGTCCTTGAACAAACAAATGGAGTGTGTCTATAATGGCTTACAGAAGAAAAACTTACAGAGGTAGAAAACCTAAGATTACAATGGGCAAGAAATTTAGAACAAAGAAAGGAAAGTACGGATGTTACAAGTACGTCAACGGACGTAAGGTATCTTTTGTTACATCTCGCTCAAGGCGTTACTAATGATTCGATTACAATTTAGAGATATGGTCGGTACCATATCTATGTCTCCTACTCGTAAATCTAATTCTAAAAGTATTATAAATCCATTATATTCAACTGGAGAAGCTTTTTCTAAAGCTTATGCAATTTCTAAGATTGATGGTCCTTTACCAACAGCTGATATAGTAGGTTTAACTTATGCAATATTTGATTCAGGAAAGTCTTGGTATGATTACTTTAACTAATTGCAACAAATGCGGTTCTTCCCCCGCATACCATAACTACATTCCCTCCCAGGATGTTACTCACTGCCGCTGTGATTGCGGTCATGAATGGGTAGAATGAGCTAGAGAAAAAAATATGCAGTACATCGGTTTTTACCCCTTTATCGGTCATGAATGGGTAGAATAATCTCTTCAATCCTTGACGAGCTAAGAACGAAGTGGCTAGTTGTCAACTTGCTGGATTGA